TGTAGGTATAAAAGCCTCATGGTATCGTGATGTTCACAAAGCAAATCTATCACTACAAGATATAGCAGGCCGAACAGCCTTTGTTGTAAAAGTAGTAAAACTAGTAAACACTAAAGAGGACTATGAAGCATACGCTGCTGTTGTAGTAACAGTAAGACGTCCAATATCACATACAAAACAAATGGAGGTAGTAAGAGAATGGGAAAGCCGTAACCTAGATAGTACAAAGCATGGAAGTATGGTCCAACAATATGCCCATAACTTTAAACACCCTGCGTTCTTGGTCTATGAAAACAGATACATCGTCCGTACTATGTCCACTAGTGGTTGGCAGTCAACTACAGGTACGACCGTCAACTGGGCAGCATCGACCTTAAAACGTAGAATGAAATCACTAATGTTAAAGAAACTTAAAGTTTAATCATAGCACCCTTAAAGAGAAGGGTCAATTCGGAGAAGTAAAATGAAGAAAACAAAGAAAGCAAATGACTTAATAGATGAAGCAGGTGTTGTTCATCGTGCTGGTCCATCTTTAGCTGAGATAAATGACATTTTCCCTAGTGATCATGAACTAAGCTTAAGAGAAGCAGCTATCAATCCCGGCCACTACAAAGAAATTGTGCCCGGATTTGAATACTTTGATATCATGGACCATGTACTTAAAGGTTGGAGTGGTTCTCAAGCAGCCAGTCTAGCTAATGCTTATAAGTATATGTTCAGATTAGGTAAGAAAGATTCAGTACTACAAGACTTAGGTAAAGCATTGTGGTATCTTGAACGTCTTCAGAAGAACATTGAAGATAATGGGAAACGATAATGATACTAACAGGTGTAGTCATATGGATCGTAATTGTGTATGTTGTAATAATCAACAATACATGGGGCCGTAAATAGGTGATTCTACCTAGAAGATTAGCTTCTAAAAGAATAAAACGTAGTAAAATCAATTAATATAGAGAGTAAAAATTATGTCTAAATCAAACAATAGTACCCAAGTAGCAGTAGTTCGTGATGTTGAATTCCACTATCCTCATCTCGCTACTTCTCACGCACCATTCGGTAACGATATCTGGGATGTCCAGCTTCGAACCAATGATCAAGATACTGCAAAGCGTCTAACTGATCTCGGTGTAGGTATTAAAAAGCATGACACAGACGGCTACTTCTTCGGTAACGTAAAGCGTCCTACCACTAATAAAGCAGGTGACGTTAATGAAGCTCCAGAAGTCTTAGATTCTGCTAAGTCTAAAACAGCTATCAATCCACGTAATATCGGTCATGGCTCTAAAGGTCATGTGAAGCTATTCTCTTATGAGTATAATTTCAATGGCAAAGCTGGTACAGGTGTACAGTTGTTAGCTGTTCAAATCACTGATCTAGTGAAGTACGAACCAAAGTCTGATAGTGATGACTTCGGTGTTGAAGGTGATGCAGTAGAAGCCGCAGACTTTTAAACTAAATAGGGGCTGTAATGGCCCCTTTATTCATAGAGGTATGTATGTCTATTAAAATAAAAGCAACACAAAAACCTTGGACTTGTGAACATTGTGGTAAAACGGGTAAAAACCGAGCTAACTACAAACGTGATCATAGTGACCGCTGCCCTGTATTTTTAAAAGATAATCTTTTTAATGCTAAAATGTCTAGTGGTATATTAGGTTTAATCGTAGGTAGTTCATTAACCGCCATTATATTAATCGCTCAAGGTGCATTATTATGAGTAAAAATGTTACGTTATTATCTGAAAAAGTAGTTGATCTAGTAAAACAATACACCAAAGGCTATCAAACGGCTGAAGATGTATTAGATGCACTAGAACAAGTGCTTATAGAAGACAAGTACATTACCCCCGAAAAACTTAACTTAGGTGGCTCTAATGAGGGCCAAGACCTATAAGGAGATATATGAAAAATATAATTGTAGACATCGAAACTGATGGGTTATTAACAGACTTAACCACAATTTGGTGTATAGCAATCAAAGAAGTTGGTGGTGAAACATTATCTTTCTCAGATTATGATGAGAATCTGCCTGATAATGCTGCTGCCATACCCTACATAGAAGCTGCTGATCGTATCATAGGTCACAACTTCATTAGGTTTGATAGCCCTGCTATTGCTAAAGTGCTTAATTATAATATCCCTGTCAGTAAAATCTATGACACGTTAATAATGTCTAGGTTAAATCAGTTTAACAGAATAGGTAAGCATAGTATGAAGTCATGGGGTGAAAACTTATTATTCCCCAAAGGCGATTACAATGACTGGTCTAAATATACACCTGAAATGATGGATTACTGTATACAAGACGTTACAGTCAATGAAGCTATATACCGAAAAGTATTTAGTGAAGCTGATATTATACTTAAACGAACCTCAAATAAGTATCAACAAGCCATTGACATTGAGCATAAAATGTCTCACTATACAGCCATGCAGTGTCATAACGGCTGGGAGTTTGATCAAGAAGGTAAGATTAAACTGATGGAAATAATTCAAGATGAATTAACCCATATAGAAAAGACTGTTGAACCCCTGCTAGGTGATATCACTATCATAGTTGATAAAGAACCTAAAACGCCTAAGTATAAGAAGAATGGTGAGTACACTTCTGTATCTGCTAGAGTTCTTAGCGAGTACCTTGGTACTTACATAGACCCTTCTGACGCTCTCAAAGTGCCGCCACCTATTCAGGCTGGTGCTCAATTCCAAAGAACTATACTAACTCCTGCACGTATAGGTAATCAAGATCATCTTAAAGATTACTTAGAGCGCAAAGGTATTGTATGGGATGACTGGAACTTTAAGCGTATTGATGGTTCCTTCGTAAAGACTTCACCTAAACTAACCACTACTGCTCTAACTCGTATGGGGCCTACAGGTGTTATGATAGATAGGTTCTTTACTCTTCGTGCTAGGCTCTCAGTATTAACAGGCTGGGAAAAGATGTACTGGAATGGTCGTCTTCATGGTGATGTAATAGATATAGGTGCTGCCACAGGTAGACAAACCCATATCGGTATAGCCAATATACCTTCACCTAAAGCTGCCTATGGTTCTGAGATACGTAAGCTGTTCAAAGTACCTGAAGGTAAGACTATTATATCCGCTGATGGTGCTGCCTACCAAGCACGTATCATGGCACACTTCTCTAAAGATAATGAGTTCATCAATGAAATTATCAGTGGAGATATACACCAGAAAAATGCTGATGCAATAGGTTGTAGTCGCGCAGACTCTAAGCCTTTCTTCTTTGCATGGGCCTTCGGTGCTGGTGGTCGCAAGCTAGCAAGTATCTTAGGTATACCTGAAGCTGCTGGTAATAAAGCTAAGAATAAGTTTCTAAATCGCTGGCCTGCACTGCGTGAACTTACTAAAAGATCACAAACTGCTGCACAACGAGGATACTTAATGGGTGTTGATGGTCGAAAGATTATTGTAGAAGATGCTTACAAAGCATTCTGCTATCTGATTCAAGGTACAGAAGCTATTATCTTCAAGCACACTATTGTAGATATCAACGAAGGCTTTGAAGCTAAAGGTATTAAGTTCCTACAACTACTCGCATATCACGATGAGTGTAGCTGGGAAATTGACCCCAAAGATTCTGCTGAAGCTGAAGTAATCATTCGTCACTGCTTTGAAGAAACACCTAAGAAGTTCGGTATTACTCTTATGTGCGCAGGTGATGTTAAATGTGGTAATGACTATCTGGAGGTACACTAATGAAATATTACTATGATGCTGATGCATTAGTATATGTAGCTTCTTGGGGTGATAAAACACTTGAAGAAGCTTTAGAGAAACTAGATCATTCTATAGAGGCAGTACTGTCAGAGTTGTGGGCACATATAGATGATGTAACCTTTGTTGTTAAAGGTAAGGGGAACTTTCGCCATGATATATACTCTGAGTATAAGTCTAACCGAAAGTCTGAGGAAGACCCTGAAAAGAAAGCTATTATGCTTGCTGTATACGAGCGATTAGTCAATCACTATAAGGCTATTAAAGCTGATGGTGAAGAAGCTGATGATGTAGTAGCGTACCTTGCTATGGCTAACAATGGTACCATAATCAGTCCAGACAAAGATCTGCGAACTGTACCTGTACCCGTGTATAACCCTCAAAAAGATATACACCACCCAATGGATGTTGATGGTGCGCATTTAATGTTGCATCTGCAAATCTTAACAGGTGATAGCACAGATGGTATCCCCGGTATTAAAGGCATAGGTATCAAGAAAGCTGAAAAGATTCTGATGATGGTGCCAGCGTCCAAGAGATTAGCAACAGTAAAAGAAGCTTACCGGACGCTATCTAATGAAGCTGATTGGTTAAAATATTGTCAGCTTATGACTGACTTAATCTATATCCGTCAAAAACCTAATGAACGCTACAATATAGTGACAGGCGAAAAGGAGATACTAGATGTCTAACTATAGTAAGGAATTATGGGAACTGCATATGCTATGTCTTGTAAAACCCTTATCAATTAATGCTGCCTATACTTTAAAGCGCAAGAAAAGTGCTAAGTATAGGAAGTTTGAAGAGCTAATGGCGTTAGAATTATTTGAGTATAAAATACCAGATAATCGTAATGTAGCAGAGATGCGATTCAAGCTTGATATTTGCTGGGGGTTTGCTACGTCATTAAGTGATGTAGACAACCCTATTAAAACATTGTTAGATGTACTACAAAGATGGTTTGGTTTTGATGATAAACAAATTATGAATATCTCAGCAACCAAGAAAGTAGTCGGCCGTGGTAAAGAATACATTGGCTTTACACTAACAGAAATTTAAAACAAGGAGTACGTTATGGGAAGTGGTCAATTTCAAAGGCATAGTAGCTGCGCTAAATGTGACAGCTCAGATGCAGTTGCAGTATACTTAGAAGACGATGATCGTTTATCAGGTTATTGCTTTAGCTGTTCAACCAACTATTACAACTACGAAGAAGGTGAAAAGCCCAAGGAAGCTTACACACAAGTAGAACCGGAGGCAGTAATACCAGTAAGCGGTTTACCTTATGGTACTGCTGCCAAGCGAAAGATAAGTAAGAAAGTAGCCGAGATGTTCGGAGTCAGAAGTTCTTATGATTCCAATGGTCAAGTCGATACTGTGTACTACCCTTATCATAAAGACCAAGAAGAACTAGGTAGTAAAGTAAGATCAATGCCTAAGACTTTTAGATTTCAAGGCGATATGGGAGACCAGTTATTCGGTCAACAGAACTTCTCAGGGGGAGGCAAGAGACTTGTAATAACAGAAGGAGAAGAAGACACTCTCGCTATAGCTGAATCTTATGACCAGAAAGGATTTATATACCCTGTAGTTTCTTTAGCGTCAGCAAGCAATATGAAGGCACCTCTTGCACAACGAGAGTGGCTAAGATCATTCGGTGAGATATGTTTGTGGATGGATGCAGACAAAGCAGGCGAAGAAGCGATCTTAAAACTAGCTAAGATATGCGGCTACGACAAGGTTAAGATTGTTAAAGGTAAAGAAAAAGATGCCTCTGATGAATACACTAAGCACGGATTCATGGAAGTTAATAGAGCTATCTGGAATGCACAACCTTATAATCCTGCTGGTATAATGTCAGGTGAATCTATATGGGAAGCCTATCGTGATAAGAAGGAAATCCCCACTATCCCCTATCCTCCATGCTTGTCTGTTGTACAAGATAAGTTGAAAGGTATTAGGCAAGGTGAGATAACACTGTTTACTTCAGGTACCTCTATCGGTAAGAGTAGTATCATTAAAGAAACTGTGCTGCATATACTCAGTACCACTCAAGAGAAAGTAGGTATGATATCGTTAGAAGAATCAGTAGGTTACACTGCTGGTAAGTTTATCGGTATGCAGCTTATGAAAGATATGTCTACAGGTGATACTACAGAAGAAGAAGAACGTAAAGCATTCGATGAAGTGTTCGGTGATGGTCGTCTGATTCTGCTAGACCACCAAGGTGCTGTATCTGATGGTAGCCTAGTCGATAAGATAGAGTACTTAGCTCTGATGGGTTGTAAGTATCTTATACTCGACCACTTAACTATTGCTGTAAGTGAAGGTGTAGAGAAGTTAACAGGTAACGAAGCCACTGATAGAATGATGAATGAACTGTTACGTATCTGTAACAAGCATCAAGTCTGGATAGGCTTAATCAGTCACTTGCGTAAGACAGGTCTTCAAGGTAAGTCCTTTGAAGAAGGTAAGATGCCCTCGTTAGATGATATTAAAGGTTCAGGTAGTGTCAAGCAAGTATCCTTTGATATCATAGGCTTCTCACGAGACTTAACGTCAGATGATCCTATAGTTCGTAGTACAGTACACTTCTCTGTACTCAAAAACAGATTCTCAGGTGTAACAGGTAGTGCAGGTGCAGCATCGTATGACCTTGACACAGGTCGATTAACAAGTATTAACGCAATAAAGGAGGATTTCTAATGGGAATTTTATTGGTAATTTGGGTAGTTGTAATGGTGTTCAGTGTTATATTTGGTATGTTTGATATTGATAGAGAAATTTACTAATGGAGAAGTCAATGAATGAACCACTACGATATGAAAGTTGCGTAGTAGAAGATGCAGGTCTACTGTTATCACCCTTAGATAACTTACTATATGAGCTAAACTATATGTTAACAGCTTATAAAACTAAGGATGAAGTAGATATAAATAAAGTCGAGATAATAGACAGAATAAAAGATACTAAAATCCCCAAAAAGGATGTATTAAATGCTATAATGTCACGACCTGAATTAAAAGAAATGTACGGAGAAGGTAGTAGAGTTCACGAATACTTAACATCATTCTAACGGAGCAGCATAGCGATGAATTTAATCGAACAAATAGCTGAATATTTAGTTGAACGTATTGAAAAGGCTAACACCAATAGCCCTAGAGGTAATACAGGTTGTATCGTATTAGCCTTCTATCCTGATTATAAAATCAAGCTACCCACAATGGTCTACCTAGCATCTGAGAAAATGCAATTAAAGTTCTCACGAGATGCTAATGGTGACATAGCAGGCATGGCTAAGCTAACCTCAGTGTCTGTTTCTATAGGCGAAACCCTAAGTGCTTACATGGGCGGTACACCTCTAGCTAAAGATAAGGCTATACGTCTTGGCGATCTATTCGTAGAAGCATTTAAAGCTAAAGACTGTATCTCTACATTTAGAGAAGAAGGATTCTCTGATAGAGCTATCACAGCGCCCTACGTAGTAACCCCGGGGCCTCTCTGGGGCTTCATCAGTGATGTACCTAATTGTGTTAAAGGGTCTTTACTCCCTAACACTGTACTACACAAGCCTGAGAGTATTACTGAACTAAATACGCTAGGGTACCCCGCAATCAAGAGATGGGGTGTACAAGATGAGCGTGAGTTCCCTCAATACATCGATGAACCTTGGCTTAGATCACTTAACTCTTTAAACAAAATGAAGTGGTCTATTAACGAGAGTGTCTATGATGCTATGGTGAGTGACACTGGTTACTTCTTACATAAGGAAACAGCCCTACCTGAAGCTGGTTCTATGTTAGCTGTACGTAAAGCCTATGCAGCGTTAAAGAAGAAAGAGACCCAGGATACTAAGGACTGCTACGCTGTTGAAGTAGATCTCTGGAACAAGAAAAAGAAAGTACTTAAAGCCCGAAGTAAAAATTATGAGTTCCAGATCATCAAAGAGAAGGCTAGCACCCTTAAAGGATATGGTAAACCTTTCTTCCAGTTAGTTGATGTAGACTATCGGGGGAGATACTATATCCGAGAGCAGTTCCTGAATTATCAAGGAGGTGATCTAGCACGAGGTTTGCTACAATTCGGAGAAGGAAAGCCCTTGACCTCTACAGGTGTCACATGGTTGGCTATACACACGGCTAATAGCTTTAATGAATCGTATGCAGTAGAGTCTATCCCTTCTTGGTGTGAGTATAATTACAAAGCACTGTTAGAAAGGGAAGGGTTAGAATCTATTTCCGTAGATAAGATGACACTTGATGATAGAGTTAGATGGTTAGAACAGAACTATGATATGGTCCTAAACACTGCTATCAATGGTCAATTTATTGATTGTGAGAAGCCTATAGTATTCTTTGCATGTGCCTGTGAGTGGTTAGCATGGAATTCCTGTGAAGAAGGGGAAGAAGTTATTTCTCATCTACCCATCCCTATAGATGGTATGTGTAATGGTATACAACACAGCGCTGCTATGAGTAAAGACCTTGTAACAGGTGCTATGGTAGGTCTAACCAAGACAGATGTGCCATGTGATCTCTATATTAAAGTAGCTAAAGAATTAGTAGACATCTTACCTGATTGGTTTAATCTACGTAAGATACCTATGAAGCACATAAGGAAAGGTATTACTAAACGTGCTACTATGGTACGACAGTATGCTGCTGGAACTTCACGTATAGCAGATAATATGTATGAAGACTGTTACACTGAAGGTTTCACTAATCAATACAACATTGATATGTTTGATTGTACTCTACTTAGTAGGTCTGTTATACAAGCTATCAATTCAGTATGTCCTAGTGCAGATACAATTAAGACCTTTCTCCAACAACTAGCTGCTTATGAGTTAGGAGAGACAGGTTATGTACACAAGATAACAGGTAAAGCTGTTACTAAGCACGATAGAAGTAAGCTAATAGCTGCTAAGAAAGTTATACAACGTAACAAGTTAAAGTCTAATGAGGATATACTTGAGTTAGACAGACTAAGCCAAGAGTTTAATATGATATCTAGTTACATTGCCAAAGGTAATGGTGCTAAGGAGTTAAATTGGGTGTCACCCTCTGGCTTCCCTGTGAAGTATAGAGCCTATCTTATGAAGGAATGGAAGATAGACTCTGTATTAAAGGGAATAAGTTCACGTAATAGACTTAAGCATGTATTAGCAGTAGAAACTACAATCCCCGATAAACAAGGGTATGCATCCGGTATTGCCCCTAATTATATACACTCACAAGATGCCTCACACATGGCATTAGTTGTAGATAAGTTTAGCGGAGATATAGCCCCGGTACATGACTCTTTCGCTACACATGCTTGTGATGTAGATGAGTTATCGGTCATAATAAAAGAAGTATTCGTAGATATGTATGGCCCTAGAGGTCAGTTCGAACATATTAAAGATAACGTCCTATCTAAATCAGATATGGGCAGCATTAAACTACCTAAAGAAGGTACATTAGATGTGTCAGAAGTCCTAGACTCTGATTACTTCTTCTGTTAAGGAGGTGTTTTGATTAAACAAAATTATAATCATCTGTTTCTTCGTGGGTTTACGAATATAGATGACAAGGCCTACTGTGCTAAGGAAGGATTACCCTCTGAACTAATGTATAATAGAGATATTAATAATGTGTACATATCTACACATGAAAACCCTACTAAAGCCCTGAAGCATATCCAACTATTGCTTGCAGACCAAGGTTTACTAAATAGTTGGAGAATGGAGATTTAATATGGCTATTTTAGTAGCAATTTGGCTTGGTGTATTAATTTTTAGCACAATATATGGTGTTGTAAACGACACAAGGGAGCTTTATTAATGCGAAGTTATAATAAAAGTGCTCTAAGAGGTTATGCTTATAGTGATAAAGAATTTCAAGCTGATATGGAAAGAGTAGGAGTGTTTATACCCGAAGAATTATTGTACACACCTAAAGGCCCTGAGTACGTGATAAAACACTTCCGTGATAGCAATGAAATGGGCTATATAAAAGAAGGCATGTCAGCTGAAAATGCAAAAAAGTCTGCTAACGAAGTATATAGCACTGCAATGAAAGGTTATAAAGATCTTTTATCTATGAGTAATAAAAAGAAATAAAAAATCCCCACAAGGTACCTAAGTTAATTCTTAGATATCTTGTGGGGTTTTTTATTAGTCATGAAAATCCTCTAGTATACCACCTATTGCTGAGAAATCAGAGTTGTATCTAACCCTATCTTCAATAGACTCGTATAAAGGAGGTAGCCCTCCCTTCTGAAAGGCCTTTGTTAAAACTGCTTTCATTTTAGCAAAGAACTTCTTCAATTCCTTACTATCATTAGGTCTAAAAAGCTTTGTGCCATTCTTATTAATAGCTGAAATAACATTTCGCTCTAACCATACAGCAAATTTAGTACCACTTACCTCATATATTTTTTGATTGGGTGACCTTGTAACAAAATCAAAACCAAGCTTTGATATTTTTTCACCACCCTTTCCTTTAATATCGAAGGGGATAGGACTCCATATGCCTTGATCATAAGCCTCTTTTAATTTTTCAGCTATCTTTTTCTCAGCTATTAAAATTCTTTCCTGAAAAGCATCGTTCTTAATCTTTTCTATTGGTGTTTCTCTAATTAAAGAAGCCCACTCCTCATCTAATTTTGTAGACCAACCATGATACTCTCCTTCAGGGCCTAATGTTATAGTGCCAGCCTTAACAACTTCATTCTTGACTCTATACATCTCATTCCTCCAAGTCTTAAAGAATTGATGAGCGTCGTTATTTTCAAGGACTTCAAACAATGCAAATTCATTTAAGTAATGCTCGTAAAGCATAGCCGCTTCTGGCTCTAGGCTTATAGAGTCATAAACTTGATCTAGGAATATACCCTCCCCTAACCTCTCTATTACTCTATTTAGAGCTAAAATCATAGCTGTTGATTCTCTAGAGTGGCCCATAAAGGCACCTATAGCATTGACTGCTGCAGAGGCTACACCAGCCTGATAATAATCAATACCATTCTCTAGCATCTTGCCCGGGGTAGCTGCTGTAGGGTCATCCGTGTATTGGCGTTCTTTAAGCTGATATTTCCTTACTTCTGCAGTTTCTTTAATTTGTATTTCAAGAGTAGCACCAGGTATTACCTTTTGCACCCCTGAACCTACTAACATTTTTCTATTGCCATAAGCCCTAAAATGCGGCTGTATATTAGACAAAGCCATAGACTCTGCCATTGACTTTATAGTTCTGGAGTTAGCAGTACCTACTATTTTAACTGTAGTTTTCCACATAGCCTCTTCAAAGAATCTAAGCATAGAACCATCAGGTAAATTTGCATCACTAAAAGAATTTTCCATTTTGTAGAATATATCAGGATGTTCTTTTCTGGCTTCCTCAAAAAATGCTGATACCTCTGTTTGATTTTGGCTAGATGCTTTTCCATAATCTGCCACCATCAGTATCAACTTAGCCGCCATATCTGAAAATGTAGGCCCCTGTTTATTTAACATTTGTTGAAGATATACTGCTACTGAATTAGAAAAACTAGGGGTAAACTCTATGTAACCTTCCACACCTTTAGGGTGTTGCTTTGCGTCCTTCATACTCGCCACGAGAGCATCTGTAAAGAACATCCTAGGGTTACCTACAGGGAATGCATTATGTAAATCTCTTTCCCCTAACACCATACCTGCTACTTCATTAAAAGCTATACCTACTCTTGATACAGTGTGATGATCAAGTCTATCTGCTGCAGCAAACATACGTCCAGCAGATTTCATATCAGCCGCAGTAGGTAATGCTATAAATACTGTAGACTTACCACTAATTAAAGCATCTTCTAATGTTGCGGCAACTGTGTAGGCTCTTAGTTGTGCGCCTGCTTCTTTGGCATTTCCACAATCTACAATTTCATTTAGTATGTTAAGTATATCCCCTTGTTCTACCGGGGTTAGCCCTTCTACTATAATGCCTTGTTTAACATCTTCTAAAAGTGCTGTCTGATTTTCGGCATTCATTGCTAAAAATTTACGGACTGAACGCCCTTTCTTTGCCGCTTGATGTATTAGGTCACCCGTTAGTAACTTTAGAGTTGCTTCATTAGAGATGTCCCTAGACCCCCTAACAAGCAGGTTACCTAAAGCAATCATGTATGAAACGTATCTAGTAGTAGTAGTTGTTTGACCACCCTTTAACCAATTAGTAAATGAATCAAATTGACTCTTTTTAACAACAGGCAAATTGTTTAATACTTCGGGTAAAAGTGATATATTAACATCTGACTTCATACCTGTAAGTATGCCACGATGTGTTCTAGATTCCTGCCCATTAGAGTCTTCAGCTAAGTAGTATACTCGGCCTGTAGCACGATCATAAAAAGAAGGTGTTTTATGAGAAGATATAGCACTAGATAGGTCAGGAGTGCCATCGCTATTATACCTAGCATACCCTGTTGTTGTACGCTGTATTAAGGCTCTACCCTTACGAACTTGATTCATAGCTGTTTTAAACTTCTGAGAGTCAGCTACAGGAACATCATACAGTGAAGTACCATCTAAGCCTATTTTTTGCTTTGGCTTAATTTTTAGTATTTTTTCACCTACCTTGGCAAATTCTTTAACAAAAATACTTTCGGCTCTACCTTCTGCATCCGAAGATAATTCACCATTGGCTAAAGCTGAAAGTAAAAGTTGATAGAAATCGAAAGATTCAGGGTCAAAAGTTTTAGTAGCATTAGATGCATGGTTAGCCATATCCTGCTGTAGAGATTCCCCTTTAGTTATAACATATACTTCATCTTTCTTCCTAGTACCACCCCTGTAGGCAGTTTCTCTGTCTGCTGTGGCATTAGCTATATTTTTATTAGTTCCAGCACTAACACTCCCGGACTGAGATCTAACCTTTTCTTGGCCTTTAAATCCCTTTAAATTATCACCAGCAACCATGCCCTCATGGGTAAGCATGATAGCTCTTTGCATAGGTCCTTTTTTTGAAAGCGTATTCTGGTCTAATGGCTGATAGTCTTCTTCGGTTATATAACCTGCTTGTTCTATAAGCCCAGTAACTAATTGACCTCCTACAGAAGCTATCTCTGATTGGTTACCTGTTGTCTGAGATGATGCCCTTATTCTCTGGTTAACAGCTGCAAACATAATCCTATAGAATGCCTCTTTTTCAATACCAACAAACCCATCTGCCTGATTAGGGTTGTACATAACTTGATTATGTTGTAATAATTCTGCTATTTTGAATTCATCTTCTTCGAATGAGTTCTTTTTATCCCCTGTAGTTTTGTAGCTAGTCAGTGCCGCACTAAATAAAGCGAATACTTCAGCAGTGGCAACAACTGCAGCCATAGGGGAAGTATTAAATTGCTTTTTTAATAGTTCAGATACATCATTACCTGTACCTAAGTTTTCTACATCGTCAGGAGTAGATATCTTTATATTTAAACCTTGAACAGCATCTGCCACCTTGTTAGCCATGACGTAGACTTCTTGTAACTGTGGAGACCCTTCAGCCATATTATGTTGATAAGCCTCTATAAAGGCTTCTCTACTAGGATTCATATTCTCAAGATCAATAGTACGTTCAGCCTGAGTTTGTTTTTGATAGTCTACAGTTTCATTGTAGCGTTTTCTCATTTCCTCTACAGGTACTCGCTGATCGTTTTCTATAATTACTTCGTCAGGATCAAAAGCTTTTACTTCTGCAAGGTTTCTGCCTTCGGGTACTTCCGTAGACAAAGAACTGATTCCTTCTTGATCATAAGCATTTGGATCAACTACGGCAAGTCCTTGACCTTCTTCAAGCACCCCTCTGTTACTAGTGTTTACTTCACCACCCCCGAAATCAGGGCCAGGCCTTACTTCAACATTAGAGCCAAGATTTAAATCTGATTGATTTGAACCTTGGCCTAAGGGGACTATATTCTCTCCGCTTTGATCCATCTCCATATTTTCATAGGCACTTCTTTGTTCTTCAAAGCTTTGCCCCGCTAGCATCCTGTTACGTATTTCTTCTGGATCTTCACCAGCTTGAATAGCATCTTCAATAGCTTCTTCCGCTTTAGCAGCAGTTATTAAACGAGCTAGCTCTTCCTTACCAAAGTTTTCTGGATTTGTGTTAAATGCGTTTTGTGCATTACGTATTATTTCGGGGCCATCCTTTTGATTACTATATCTTTTAGCCATTGATTACTCTCCCTTGTATGTAGTTAACCAATCCCCAAAGGGTTGGAGCATTGTTAATTTAACTGTGTTACGTAAAGCATTATTGTCTTGTGTGGCAACGCTATAAGCAGCTTTTCCAGCATTATCAAGATAGGATAAGCTAGGAGACTCTGATGTAACAGTGTCTGCTAATCCCTTAGCAAAAGGAATACCTGTTTTATCTAAAGCCCTACCTATAGAGCTAGATCTGTCTCCATACAGTGGGAAAACAAAATCTATAGGACGTTCTAATACCCCTAAAGCTCCTGAACCATATATACCACGCATAAATTCACCCCAAGCACTAAGATAATCATCTTTTCTATCTTTAGCTTCATCATCTGCAAATGCCATTTTAACTGAGTCTTTCATAGCCTGTGCAAACATAGATATAGCTATAAGAGAGGCTAAAGTTTTAACAGCATTTAACCTTGCTACAGGCATCCTTTCTTTACCACCCATATTATCATACATGATTGGTAATAGAACTGCTGTGGCAGTAGATATATAACCTTGGAATTGTGTAAACAAACGATACCTAGGGTCATTATAAAAAGCAGGTCGATTACCTATTGCTGGCATAGCTATTGCCATGTCAACAAATTTTAACTTTGCATTTTCTAATTGATCCAAGTATGCTGGAGTTAATACTGGTGCAGTAATATCTTCTATATTATTTAGGTCGGGATTGTTAATATTCTCATCTAACTGTTTAACAGCGTTAATAAGTATATCAGGTTGTCCACCTAAATTCCCTAACTGCTCCAAGGCTTCAGCATGGAACCTGTTAGAAGGCTCTCCCGCTTTGGGTTCATGAGTTATAGCTTGAGAGACCCAATGGGATACTGAGTCTTCTGCCATAGCTAATCTAGCGTAACGTTGTATATTAGTAAGACCTGTTAGCCCACTAGCTTTAAAGAATATACCCAATCCAGCGGCCTGCCTAGGGCTAACTTCAGCACCTTGTCTTGCAGCAGGGGCCTGAGAGTCAAGCAAGTACCCACCTTTGCGTAATTTTTCCCTATGAGTATACTCTGCCATAGGTATCTTGCCACGGGTTAAAACCGCAAGACCTTCATTCATGGTGGCTTGCATTTCTTTTATACCGACTTTAGCTAAAACAAAAGCTGTTTTCATAGGTTTGGGGTTATTTTGAAACAAAACAAAACCTATTTCTACAAGAGAGCTTATTGCTGCCAGTGGTAATGCGCTTATTGCTGTTAAAAAACCAAGATTGTTTATTGCATTCCTATAAAACTTACTATCTATACGATGGTAATCTCCTGAAATTTGATCCATATAATTTTTTAGTTTTGAGGCTATCTTTACTTTTTCATCTGGGGTAATTTCACCATTAGCAAGAGCTAAGTCTAAAAGATTAGCTAACTTACTACCATTATCACCTAAATACTTTTGATGAGTTAATCTGTTAGCTACCCTAGACCCGTTGTTAACCACATTATTAAAGACATTAGAATCTAGAAACTCAGATGCTCCCATCATCTCAAAAGTATCTGCAATAGTTTCATTGTTATTTGCATCTAATATTTGCTGCAACGCCTTATTATTATTAGCCTCAGACAGGTCTAGCACATCTATAGGGGAGGCATACTGGTCATTTTGCACAAACAATATAATAGCTCTCTTAGCCTCTGTTAATGATATACCTAGCTTCTTTGACATTATAGCTGCTAGCTTATTCTCATTCTTGTGAACTAAATGCCTTGATACTGTCTTGTTAAGAACACTAGCAGTATCAGAAGAACTATCATTAGCTTCGTAATTACTTTCCCAGACAGATTGGATAAATTGAACTTCTTTTGAGTTAAAAGATTTTTCTGACCTAGTTAAAATGTTTGCTATCTGTTTTTTAGATTGTTCTATATATAATTCTTCACTAATATTACCATTTTTTGGGCCTATATTTCTAAAAACTTTTTCAAGCAATGGCAAACTACTATAAATTTTATTTGAAAATTCTTTAGTAGTTCTGTAACCTGCCTGAGTACTAGTATACAACCCATCAAAAGCTTTATGCCCAGTAATCTTAGCTACTAATCGACGACGTTCATCTTCAAACCCTAATCCGCCTCTGCCAGTGTTAACACCTAGGATGGAACCTAAGTAACTCATATATTGTGTTGATTGGAATTTATCTAACTCTTCCTTTAACTGCCCTCTTACTAGACCGGGTAAGCCTCCTAATATTTTTTGTAATCTGCCTTTAGGTGGTTCTGTTTTCTCCCCTTGTCCCTGCCCATCTAAGTTTTGACCTCTTGTATCATCTTTAACAGAAGTATTAGTTGGGGCAACCTCTGCTACTTCTATAACTTCATCAACTGACAGTGGCTTTTTACCAGAGTGAGTAGTCCTATCTATTTCTCTAGTAACTAAAGAGTCTGTAGGCCTAGTAGCAGTCTCAAGCCCTGCTATTACCTGTGCATCGGCAATACCTTCACCAGCAGTACCTACCAAAGACATGCCACCACCAAGTGTGCCACCAGCAAATCCAGCATTTAATAATCTATTAAGCATTTCCTCTGGTGTTATTTTGTTGCCTTCTGCTTTAATAGCTATATATTCTTGCATGGCTTCGGTAACACCTTCGGCTGTCATACCCTTAAGGCCTTCAACTCCTACCCGCCCTGATCTAACTAACATACTGCTTGTTCCATCCAACAGAACTTTTAAGTCTCTTGCTGTTACTGTAGATGTTTCTTTAATTGCCTCTGCTAACAGACGACTAACTTTAGCAGCAGTACCAATTGTATGCGTCCTAGCTACTTCACTTACGAGTAACTTACGTCCTTCACTAGTACGTATTTGTTGTGCCATAGCATTAGTTTTGTTAAAAGCACCACCTAACTTGACACCTAGTACGTCTAGTGATGTCATAAATATGCCACCTACTATAGCATCAGCCATATCTTTTTTATTTTGCTCGTCATAATTACTACCTGAATATATGGCGGCAGGAGCAAGTAGAGAAAGGCCCATAGTGGCAGGCATAGCTACTACAGCTGCAATACCTACACTCATGACAGGTAAGGATGTTAGCAAGTTAGAAAAGGCGTAGTTAGTAAATTCAGATACTCCGTCTAGAGTCCAGTCACCATTTTTATCAAAGGCCTGCATGTCTCTCATCCAAGGAGCTTCTTCTACTTCTTTTTTAACAGACTCTGCATGGGCGTAACCCCAGTTATCTATAGAATCTACCTTGAAAGTTTCTTCAATCATACCAACAGCGGTAGTAGCACCTATAATGCCATGATCCCACCCCATACTAAAGGCTTGGCCTAACTGCCAAGGTTTAGTCTCATTCATAATAGTGCGATCATTTCTACGTATCGCTACTCCTGCGTATAAATCAGGTGCAGCAGCATAGATTTGCTCATTAATAGCAAATGGTTTTATACTTACTTTGCCCTGACTCACATGGTCATTGTGAGCCTCAACTAATTTATCCCACTCAGTTTCTTTACCTTCATCTCTACGTCTAGCTCTTTCTAGATTACCAAAAACTGAAGTATAGACATCATCTTTATTAGCATACTTACTTAAATAACCAGCACCTGTATGGAGCATAAATTTAGAATAAGATTGACCCCTATCATTATCAGAAGTACCTAAATCACGTCCAAAGAATCCTTTTTCACCAGTAGTGTTTTCGTTAAAGAATCCTTCTTCTCTTACAGCCTTTTCACCAAGTAAAGTAGCTGTATTTCCTCCAATTTCTCCACGGGTGAAAGTAAGATCATCTTCAATTAAATGAGATACTTCAGGAGCGCCTAAACCTGTATCACGTACAATGTTACCATTAGGGAATTGATAAGTATCTTGATCAATAAGATGAAGTCCTTCGCTACCATCAGGCTTTTTAACTGTAATACCTTTTTTGGAAGAAGGTGCCATACCCTCCTGCTCTAGTAACAAGTCTAACCTGCTCATTTCTTTAACTGGTTTGACTTCTTCTGGTAGCGTTGGTAAAGTCTCTGCATCACCTGTAATACCTTCTTGCGCCATTAACATATCTAATTCACTAAGTTCTTCTTCTTCCTGCCCAGTGTCAAATATATTTTCCTGAATCATTATCTTATCTAGCTCACTCAATTCGCTCATTTAAGTACCTTTTATTTTAATAGATAAAAGTTTATTAGCCCAAACCAGAAACTCATTCTCATCTTTACTAGGATTAAGATTTCCCTTTTCATCATCGGATAAGTTCTTAAACGTGCTCCATAATGACTGAAACTTTGCTTTAGTTCGTTCTTTATTAGCATCACTTGTAAAGCCACCTTTGTCACTATCAAGCATAGACATTCTACGAATTTTATCTCTAAACTGTATAACTTTAGCAGGTGATACCCCCGGGCCTTTCCCGTCTCCTATTTGCCATACACCTGCATCTGCACCTAGTGCGTTCACAGAGAAGACTTGCTTATCTAGGAAGGGGTCTATACTGAATATTACGCTACCAGTACT